CAGGACCACTAAATATATTTGATGTTAACAATGCAACCAATACTGTAATTGGTGTATCTAATTCAACTCTTGCAGGTATAACAGGTACAGAGGTTGTAATAAATACACAAACTGGTAATACTGTATTCGATGGTGGTTCATCATCTAAAGTAGAATCTAAACTTCCACTAATCGTTAGTTCATCTAATAGTGCTACAAAAATTGTAGATTCACAAGCAACACCAGGTTCTACATTTGTAGTTAATGATGGTAGTAGTAATGTAATACAAGTAGATAACTCAGCACTAAGTGGAATCACAGGTACTAAACTTACTGTAAGTGGTAATAGTATCTTTAGTGGTGACCAAACTGTAACAGGTAAAGAAACAATACAAGACCAGTTAATCGTTAGTGGTTCAACAGGAGCTGCATTTACAATTCAAGATGACCAAGCAACACCTGGTAATGTGTTTAAGATTAATGATGGTAGTGGTGTAATAGTAAATGTTGATAACAATGCATTATCTAGTATTACAGGTACAGCTATAACCATTACAAAGAAAACAGATATAAACGCAGTATTAAAATTAGGAGCTCAAAACCCACTTCCAGGTGGTAGTGTTGGAGAACTAGCAGTAAGTGGTTCTAATTTATACTTCCACAATGGTACAAGTTGGGGTCAAATTAACTAATAGTTGATATTTATTACAATATAGCTTGTAGCCGAGATATATTACTCAAAACTAAAAACCCGTTATAGAAATATATCGGGTTTTTTTCGTTTTATTAAGTATTGTTATATTTATACTTAAACGATGAAAGGATATATGATAAACTCATATTTACAAAAGCACTATAAGGAAATATTAGATAAGGTTAAGGGTGTAACAAAGAATCACCAAGATACAGAAGATTTATTACAAGATTGTATTTTAGCTTTCTTACAGAAAGGACCTGATTACACAACTCGAATATTAAAAGATGGTAAGGTACAACATTACCTTATTAGGATGGCTTATATTCAATTCAATTCTTCAACATCACCTTTCTATACCAAATATAGAAAAGCATCTCGTAAATCTAATCCTATTGAGTATTACGAAATAGAACAGAAAGCATTAGAAACTAAAGAAGATGCTGAGAAGCTACTAGATGATGTTAAATTATATATCGGTAAACTTCCATTGTTTGATAAAACTATGGCTCATAGACATTTAATAGATGAAGTATCTCAAAGAGAAATGAGTAGATACTATAATATTAATAGAACTCACATCTCTGCTTCTATTGATTTAACTAAAAAGAATATAAAAATGAAATTTAACAGAGATGATTATAAAACAAAGTAATATGGAAAAACAACTAGAAATAGACGGCTACAAGAATTACATAGTAACTAGTACAGGTTATGTAATATCAAACAAACAGTACAAACCAAGAATATTGAGGCCACAAAAAGCATCACAAAGTAAAAAAGGATATTATCAAATTAGATTGTTTAATAAAGATTATCCAAAAGGTAGATTACAATATCTACATAGATTAGTTTATGAAAGTTTTATTGGTGAGATACCTAAAGGAAAAGAAATAGACCACATTGATGGTGATACTACTAATAATGATATATCTAATTTACAGTTACTCGGACCAAGAGAGAATAAGTTAAAAGGTATTGATTATAATTGGAGACCTCATAGAAATCAATTTATAGAAGCATATGAGAAGTATGGTACTTATAAAAAGGTAGCAGAAGTGTTAGATGTAAACATTAATATAATTTATAGAGTAATCAAAGATGTTTTACATAGATGGGATTATAAAGATAAAGTATATAAAACAACAAGATTTAATCCTGACTTAAATGACAAATATACAGATATAGACAGAAGAACAAAAAATGGAAGATATGATAGGGTGCAAAATTAAATTAGGAACTTGGTTAGAATCGTTTATCGATTGGATAACTTTTGGTAATGGTAAATATTACGCATATATCGTAGCTGTTAAATGGTTTGGTTACGAATCATGTGGTTGTGATGAAAGAAGAGATTGGTTAGATAACTTAACTTGTAAAAAGAAAAACAATGAGTAAAACAATAGAACAAGAAGCAAGGATACTTCACTTTATAGAAAACTGTCAAGGACACTCAACTCGTGGTGGTTGTAGAAATGATATGTATGATATATACGGTATGTTTAAGAATGATGGTAGAAATGCTAATGTATGTACTTGTTTAGATAGAGATACAGCAAAGAAAGTAGATAACTTTATTAGTGGTTATACATTTAGTGATGAAATTAGATTTACAGATAGATTTCATAAGGTACTACCTAATCTAGCTCTTATAAAAGAAGAAGCAAAGAAACCATTAGAAGAAGAATCAAATACTGATTTATCTGAAGGTATGAGTAAGTTTGTTAAGAAAAAGGCTAAATCTGTACCTGTAAAGCCTGTAAAAAGAAAGAAACGTACAACAAAAAAGAAGAAATAAAATGGGAATACAATTAAAACCAAAACCACAATGTCAATGTGGTAATACACAAAATCCTAATGGGTATTGTGATGGCTCACATAATAAGTAAAGGAAACAATGAGACAAAGTAAAAAGAAAATTCTATTACAAGAGTTAGAGAAGGCTCATGGAGTAGTTACACAAGCTTGTCAAAAGGCTAAAGTATCTCGTGCTCAGTTTTATCGTTATTGGAATTCTGATGAGAACTTTAAGAAACAATGTGATGATATACAAGAGAGTGCAGTAGATTTTGTAGAATCACAATTGTTCAAACAAATAGAAGGTGGTAATATAACAGGCCAGATATTTTATCTTAAAACAAAAGGTAAACATAGAGGGTATGTAGAGAAAACACAAATACAACAAGAAACAACAGGTTCAATTCAATTTGATTTCTCATGAAGAAGTTCAAAGATAGTTACAAACCTCTTCCTTCCAATTGTACAGTAAAAGAATCTAAGATAAACGGCTTAGGTTTATTTGCTAAAGAAGATATTCCAATTAACTACGAGTTTGGTATTACACACCATTGGTTAGATACAGAATGTATTAGAACTCCTTTAGGTGGGTTTATAAATCATTCAGAGACTCCTAATGCTTTTATTGTAGATGATGGGGATATACGAACTATGTACTCTGTTAGAAAGATAAAGAAAGATGAAGAGATAGTAGTTTATTATAAATTATACTAATGCAATACAAAGGTTTCAAACCATATGATTTCCAAAAACAAATAATAGATGATATCCTTAACAAAGATGATATGTTCTACACTATGGTGTGTGGCCGTCAAATCGGTAAGACTTTACTTCTTATTAATATGTTATTATATTATGGTATTAATAAGCCTCGTCATACCTTACTGTGGGTATCTCCTTATTACTCAATGGCTGTAAAAGTTCTATCACAGATATTAGATGCAATAGAATTTACACCAATTACCAAAGAAGCTAACAAATCAGAAAAGATAATAACCTTAATAAATGGTACTAGAATCTACTTTCGTTCAGCAGAGAAGCCAGAAACCATTAGAGGTTTATCTATTGATTACGCCTTCTTAGATGAATCACAAGATATATCAGATGATGCCTTTAACAAAGCTATCTTACCTACTTTAACAGCAAAAGGTAAGAAGTGTTTGATTGCAGGTACACCTAAATCTAAGAACTGGTTTCATTCTTATTTCCAAAGAGGAGGAGAACCAAACTATAATTCATATACAGCACCATCTTCCGTATCACCTTATGTTAGTGAAGAATTTCTAAAAGAACAACAAGAATCACTTCCACCTTCAATTTATAATCAAGAGTTTCTTGCTGAATGGCAAGAAGGAGATGGAGAAGTGTTTACTAACATAGATGGTGTCTGTATATTAGATGATTTTGTATCAACAAGAGAAAAAACCTATGGAGGTCTAGATATTGGAACAAAACAAGATTACACTGTCTTAACGATTTTAGATAGAAATGGAAGGTGTGTATATATGTGGAGAGAAAGAGGCTTAGAATACTCTCAAATCGTTGCTAAGGTAGTGTATCTATGTAAACAATACAGAACTCATCTGATGATAGAAGCTAATTCAATTGGTGATGTTGTTTATGAGATGGTAAGAAAACAATACAAAGATGTAAAACCTTTTATTACTACTAATACATCAAAAGAAAATATCATAAGAAGATTAATCTCAGATATAGCAGATACTAACGTAGAATTACCTTCACCTAATTTATTTAACTCCTTATACAAAGAGCTACAATTATTCCAATACAAATATCTACCAAGTGGTAAGGTTTCTTATGAAGCGATGAGTGGGTTTCATGATGATACTGTAATGAGTCTAGCTATCTGTAATTGGAATAGAATAGAGAACCCTACAAGTAAAAAGATAACCATTACTTCTCTTAGGTAGAACCATACCAACGAATCTTACAAAATATAATACAATATAAAGGAATATTATGAGTAAACAAATAACAATATCAATGCCTGAGTTTATTACAGTTGGACAATACCAAGATTTTGGTACACTTGACCACTTAACTCAGACACAGAAGATTATTAGAATCGTATCGGCTATTACGAAGCATAGTGAAACTGATGTAATGAAGTGGAATGCTACTTCTTTATTTAAGGTTTACAAAGACTTAAACAATTCTATAAATGAGATTGAACCTGCCTTCTTACCTATTTTTGAATGGGAAGGACAGACATGGGGTTTCCAACCTATACATAAAATGTCTGCAGGTGAATACATTGATTTAGAAACTCGGTTGAAAGATGGTATTACTAAACTACATGAAGTATTAGCTATTTTATATCGACCGATTAAAGAACACAAGTTTGACTCGTTTGAGTGGAAGTTGAAATACAATTACAAGTATGTTATTGGAAAAACAGAAAACCTTTTCAAATACTATACTTTAGAAGATTATGATGTAGAGAAACGTACATGGAGAGAAGAACAATTCAAATCACTTCCAATCAATCTAGCATTAGGAGCTTACAATTTTTTTTTGTTCGTAGGGGAGAAGTTCTCAAAGGATTTACGAATCTCTTTCCTGGAAATGTACAAGAAGATGACGAAGAAGGAGAGGGAGGAAGTGGAACAATTGCTGAACACTACGGATGGTTCTACACCCTTTATCACCTCGCTAACGAAGGAGGAATCCTCAACCTTACAGGAGACAAAAGAGTAAGTGATGTTAATTTTATAACAATGTTAAACTATTTAAGTGTACAAGAAGAGATAAATAAAGAAGAAGTAAAGCAACAGAGGAGAATACAACAACAAAACAGTTGGAAATAAGATGATTAACTACCAAGAAATAATAAATCTATTTGAATTAGCAGTAGGAGAAAATCAATTCTACAAGGGGTTCGGACATGGTTCAATAGATAACTTAGATTCGGTTGTAAACAGAGGATATCCTCTTTTGTTTGTTAGACCGTTATCATCACCTGGTTTATCAGGTCAAGATGGTAGAGTTAGAACCCTCGCATTTGAACTATATTCTTTAGATGTTCCTAAACTATCTGACCAAGATAGAAGAGTATCTCTTTCTAATACAGAACAAGGTATATATGATATCTATGGATACATACTAGATGGTCCTGTACAATACGATTTTGGTATTGAGGTTCTTGGTATAGTTCCAACAATAGAAGCCTTTGGTGATAAAGCTAGTGGGTGGGTAGCAACAATAAACATAGAATCAACAGCATCAGGTATATCTTATTGTAATATACCAGGTAATGAATGGCCAGTAACCCCTACACCTGGCCCAACTAATCCTCCTACTCCAACTCCAACTGTATCACCTACACCTTCGCCTACACCTTCGCCTACACCTAGCCCTACTCCATCAGGACCTACTCCTACGCCAAGTCCAACTCCAACAGCTAGTCCAACTCCTTCTCCTACACCAACGGCTAGTCCAACACCAGGACCACCAACACCAACTCCTACTGCTAGTCCAACACCTACTGCTAGTCCAACACCTAGCCCTACTCCAACTGCTACACCAACTCCGAGTCCAAGTCCTACGCCA